ATGGCTTCTTTTGAGGCGCAAGGGTCTGACATCTTTAAAGAAGAGTGGGTTCAAATGTCTAAAGATGAACCCGATATTGGTGATTACTATGTTGCCATTGATATGGCGGGTTTTGAAGAAGCAGGTAGAAAAAAGAAAACAAGATTAGATAACACAGCTATCTCTGTTGTTAAGGTTAATGAAAGTGGTTGGTGGGTTAAAGAAATTATATACGGCAGGTGGACATTTGAAGAAACTGCTGAAGCCATCTTTGATGTAATAGAAGAATATGAGCCAGTAGCTGTAGGCATAGAAAAAGGTATATCTAAGCAAGCAATTATGTCACCACTAACAGACATGATGAAACAAAGGGGTAAGTTCTTTAACGTACAAGAATTATCTCATGGTAACAAAAGAAAGATTGACAGGATAGTAGCAGCATTACAAGGGAGATTTGAACATGGTGCTATTAAACTTAATGAAGGAGATTGGAACATTGAATTCCTTGACGAGTTGTTTCAGTTTCCTAACCCACAGGTACATGATGATTTAATTGATTCATTAGCCTACATAGACCAGCTTGCCAAAGTATCGTATTACTACGACTTTGAGCAAGATCACTTTGAAATGCTAGACGCAGTAGCGGGATACTAAAATATGAAAGAAGATTACGAAAATTCTACAGTAGAAAGTTGGGTAATGAGTAAATGTGAGCAATGGCGCGATCATTATGAAACTAACTACTCAGAACGCTTTGATGAGTATTATCGTACATGGCGGGGTATATGGGATAAAAACGACTCTATGCGTGAGTCAGAGCGATCAAGGCTTATTGCTCCTGCCACCCAACAAGCAGTAGAATCTTCTGTAGCTGAGATTGAAGAAGCAACCTTTGGTCGTGGTACATTCTTTGATATTAAAGATGATTTGCAAGACCCTAATAAAAATGATGTAGAGCTTCTTAAAAATCAACTCACAGAAGATATGCACTTTAGTAAGGCTAGAAGCTCTATTGGAGAGTGTTTAATCAATGCTGCTGTATTCGGTACTGGTATAGGAGAACTGGTCTTAGATGAGATTGTAGAGCTTACAGCGGCTACTCAACCAGCACTTGATGGACAAATGACAGCAATAGGTGTAAACAAGCGTGACAGAATGATTGTTAGGCTTGATCCTATTATGCCACAAAACTTTTTAATTGACCCCTTAGCTACTAACATTGAGGATGCTTTAGGTGTAGTTATTGATAAGATGGTTCCACACCACCAAGTACAACAAGGTATAGACTCAGGTATTTATCGTGATGTTGAAATAGGTTCAGCTCCTTCAGAGTCAGAAATAGAAGATGCGAGCAAGGTTGTCTATTCTTACAATGATGACATGGTTAGGTTAACTAAATACTATGGCTTAGTACCTACTGACTTAATTAAAGAAGCAGAGCTTGATGAAAATGATGAGCTTCAGGATATGGTTGAGCTTGACGAAGAAGCTGGTAGTTACACAGAAGTCATCATGGTTATTGCTAATGGTACTGAAATCTTAAAAATAGAAAAAAATCCGTACATGAAACAAGACAGACCTATAGTTGCTTTTTCTTGGGATAAAGTACCTTTCAAGTTCTGGGGTCGTGGTATATGTGAGAAAGGTTATAACTCACAGAAAGCATTAGACGCAGAGCTTCGTGCTAGGATTGATGCACTTGCTCTTACTGTACATCCAATGATGGCAGTAGATGCTAGTCGTATGCCCAGAGGTGCTAAGTTAGATGTAAGGGCTGGTAAGACCATCTTAACTAATGGTAATCCAGCAGAGATCCTACAACCATTTAAATTTGGCTCACTAGACCAAGTTAGCTTTGCACAAGCAGCACAACTACAACAAATGGTACAACAGTCTACTGGTGCTATAGATTCAGCAGGAATACCAGCAGGTCTTAATGGAGAAGGTACAGCAGCAGGTATCTCTATGGGCTTGGGTGCTATTATTAAACGACACAAGCGTACTTTAGTAAACTTCCAAGAAAACTTTTTAATACCTTTTATTGAAAAATCTGCTTGTAGGTACATGCAGTTTGTTCCTGAGCTTTACCCAGTCAAGGACTATAAGTTTATAGCTACAAGTTCTTTAGGTGTAGTTGCTCGTGAGTATGAAGTAACTCAGCTAGTACAGTTGCTACAAACTATGTCACCTGAATCTCCTGCTTATCCAATGTTAATTGAATCTATTGTAGGTAACATGAGCCTAACTAATAGAGATCAGATTATAGAAACTTTAAGACAAGCTAATCAACCTAGTCCAGAGCAACAAGAAAAACAACAAATGCAAGAACAAATGCAAATGGAAGTTGCTATGGCTACTTTAGAAAAACTTAAAGCAGAAACAGCAGAAGTAGTATCTCGTGTACAACAAAATAATGTTGAAACACAACTCCTCCCTATTGAAGAAGAAACTAGAAGAATGAATGCTGTTGCAGCAGCTCAACCAAAAGATAAGTCTGAGTTTGATAAAATAGTAGAATATTCTAAATTACAACTTAAAGAAAAAGAACTAGATGCAAAAGAAGATATTGTTAGGTTACAAATGCAAAAAAATAATGCTTGACAAGAGTGTTAAATAATGCTTGACATTTAGCATAAAATATGATATAATAAGGAGTATCTTTAAATTGGATAAAGAGACACAAGATTACTACGAAAACTACTTCTCACTTTTTCAACACGCAGGTTGGAAGCAGTTGATGGAAGATTTAGAGGAAACAGAAGATTCTTTTAGTCTTGTAAATATTAAAGACGCTAAAGAGCTACACTTTGCTCAAGGGCAAATTCATATTTTAAACCAACTATTAAACTGGCAAGACTCTATGAACGTTGCTTATGATAGCAATGTAGTAGAAGAATCTTATCATACAACTAATTTGCAGTAAAGGAAAATCATGTACAGATTATATGAATTTTCTTGTGTAAATAAACACACTACTGAAGAGCTTATCAACCCTGATGTTAAGGAAATAAGTTGTTCTATATGTGGTGAAAGCGGTAAGCGGTTAATCTCTCCTAGTCGTTTTAAGTTCAACATTCATAATGATCGTTGGGCTAAACAACATGAGAAGGCTGCTAAAGTATAACTAATTCCATAATACCTAAAGGTACGGAGAATCATTAAATGGCTAGAACATTAAACCCTCTTGATAAAGAAGAGCTTGTCTTAGAAGAAAACGAAGAACTTGTATCACTTTCTGAACAGGATAAACCTGAAGAGCAGGAACCAGAACAGGAAAAAAACGAAACTGAAAAATCAGTATCTGACATACCAGATAAGTACAAAGATAAATCTTTGGAAGATATTGTTAGGATGCACCAAGAAGCTGAAAAGCTACTAGGTCGTCAAAGTTCAGAAGTAGGTGATCTTCGTAAATCAGTAGACGAACTACTCAAGATGAAAATTGACGAGGCCAGTAGTAGTACAAAAGAAGAGGAACCAGATTTAGATTTTTATGATAACCCAAAAGAAGTTGTTAATAAAGCTGTAGAAAACAGCAGCACAGTAAAGCAGATGGATGAGTTTCTTAAAAGACAAAAACAACAAGAAATTCTAGGACAGATTGCTACTAAACACCCAGACTATGAAGGTGTGATTAAAGATCAAAACTTTATAGATTGGATTCAAGCATCTGTTGTTCGTACTGAATTACTACAACGTGCTGATAGATACGATTTTAATGCTGCTGATGAACTTCTTTCTAATTGGAAAGAGATCAAAGGAGTAGTTGAAAAGACACAAAGTCTTGGTGAACAAGATCGTAAGCTACAGGTTAAAGCAGCATCTACAGGTGGCAAAGGTTCTGCTGAACCAATGTCAAGAAAAATCTACAAACGTTCTGAGATAGTTAATTTAATGATTAACGACCCCCGAAAGTATGCAGAAAATGTTCATGTATTTGACAAAGCGTATGCTGAAGGGAGGGTAAAATAACTTAAAAATAAGGAAGTAATAAAATGGGATTAGGTACTAACCAAGTAACCACAACTACTGCGGCTACGTTCATACCAGAGATTTGGTCTGACGAGATTGTTGCAGCTTATAAATCTAACCTTGTTCTAGCGAACATTGTTAATAAAATGAACCACTCTGGTAAAAAAGGCGATACTATTCATATCCCTAAACCTACCCGTGGTGCAGCTACTGCTAAAGCAGCTAACACTGAAGTAACTTTGATTGCAGCAACTGAATCAGAAGTTCAAGTAGCTATCAACAAGCATTATGAATACTCACGTTTGATTGAAGATATTGTTGACATCCAAGCTCAACCTTCACTTCGTAAGTTCTACACTGATGATGCTGGTTATGCTCTAGCTAAACAAGTTGACAATGATTTGTTTGCACTAGGTAAAACCTTTGGTGATGACAACGGATCTGGCTCTGACTGGGTTCACTCTAATAGCTTCTACATTGATGCTGGTAATGGTATTGCTGCTTACGCTGTTGATACTGTAGCTGCCACTGACTTGTTTACTGACCTTGCTTTCCGCGAGTTGGTTAAACAACTTGATGACAATGACGTTCCTATGGATGGAAGATTTTTAGTAATCCCACCAAGTGTTCGTTCTACTATCATGGGCATTGATCGCTATCAATCATCTGATTTTGTAGATGGTCGTGGTGTTATGAATGGTCAAGTAGGTACTCTGTATGGTGTTGACATCTATGTGTCTAACCAGTGTCCTGTAGTTGAAACTGCTGGTGATAACTCAGCATCTGCTCTTGATACTAAAGGAGCTATCATGGGTCAAAAAGACGGCATGGTACTTGCAGAGCAACTAGGGGTTCGTACTCAGACTCAATACAAACAAGAGTTCTTGGGTGATTTGATGACTGCTGACACTATCTATGGTGTTAAGACAATCAGACCTGAAAGCGGACTAGTTATTGCTGTTCCTGCTTAGTAGGTAATATGAGATTGGGTAGCCCCTTAGGGGGCTGCTCTTTTCTTTTTTTTATACCAAACAGAGAATAAGCAATGGCAATATTTCGTGGTGATGGTGGTGCAGGTGATGCAAACACTGATGTAACAATCAATGCTGTAACAGCAAAAGCTCTTGAGGCTGATACATCAGCAACTAACGCTAGTACATCAGCGTCTACTGCAACAACTAAGGCTTCTGAAGCTAGTACATCTGCTACTAATGCAGCTACTTCAGCAAGCACAGCTTCTACACAAGCAACTAATGCTAGTAACTCTGCAAGTGCAGCAAGCACAAGCGAAACAAACGCAGCTAACTCTGCAACAGCATCAGCCAGTTCTGCAACAGATGCAGCAGGACACGCATCAAACTCAGCTTTAAAAGCAAACAACTTATCAGACTTAGCTAGTGCTAGTACTGCAAGAACTAACTTAGGTTTAGGAACAGCAGCTACAACTGCTAGTACGGCTTATGTAGCAGCATCAGCAGTTTCTACATTTGGTGGTACATTAATAGATGATGCAAATGCAGGAGCAGCTAGAACTACATTAGGTTTAGGTGATGTTGCTACTACAGCAGCTAGTGCTTATGCTACTGCTGCTCAAGGAACTACGGCAGACGCAGCCTCTCC